CTCAGCAGGGCTCGCGCCCCACACGTGCTATACTTATAGCACGTCCCTGAAGGCCCCGACTGTTGTCGGATGCCCCCAGCCCAGTTTAAGTCTTATCTGGGTTGGCCTACCACTCCGAAGGAGTGCTTTGTGACTAAGAGGAAGATCCTCCCGCTCCACAAAGAATTTCAGCAAGGCCTCCCACCCGTCAACAATGTTGACTGGCAGTTGGTCCTTCACGAAGTACCCCTTGATGGCGTACTTGTGAAGCTCAGTGTCCCAGAAGACGTCTGGCCCCTTATCGGGGTGGACGAATGTGTGGGCACCGAGTATGCTTGCCGTATCGCGATCTACTGGCGGATACCATCTTATTTTCGATTCGATGATACCATCCAGCAGCTCTGCAGTTTTCCATAACCCTCTTTTTTGGAAGAGGTCATTACGGAATTCTACAAGAGACACGATATTCGGCACTTCGGAGCTTGCTACCGGGATCGGACGCCGTAAACGGCTAACGGAGATATCAGTTCCGTTAAACCAATCCGCGCCGCAACTCTCCCTGAACCATCCGGTCCAGAAAGATTTACGGTCGTTCACCTTGAAACCAAAAGTTTCAAGATTCCGAATAGCAATTAGCGCAGTGTCTGAGGGGACAATGATATCATCCCCATATACACTGACAGAGCCAATCAATTCCCTTATGTACTTGGGATTGACTGGTAAATGGGAATATCCCGGCAAGCGCTTCTTTTCGAGGCATGACATCACGGCAATAGCCAAGAATATCATGCTTTCTACTGGAAAGCACATGTCGGAACCCATGGACGCATACTTAGAAAGACGATAAGTCTTTCCTTGTATGTCAGCCTTTCGGGACCTTGTGGCATCCACTGCTTCGAAAAGCAATGGGAAGCCATCAAGCAAGGCCCTTACGAGCTGATTCGATATCCTATCGCTAGCATCACTCAAATCGAGTGTTGCAAGGGATCCATCTATGGAACCCTTGCGAGCTAGTTCACGGTTGTGCTCTTGATCATTAAGATCAAGAAAGTTCTTTACACATCCGTAAGGAGCGTGAACCTCGAATGATTCACGTAATGCGTTAGCAACTGCCTTCTGAGCATACATCATAGATGTAGGCTCCATGGCAATTGTGCGGCATTTATCGACCGTCTTGGGAACGAAAGTGACCCGGACAGGGTCTTCGTTCCCGGGGCTGAGAAGGTTCGGTTCGTCAACAAACAAATTGTGACGAACACTCGCCCGGATGAACTCCTGATAAGGGAGGACACGGTTGAGTCGCTGGGTCCAGTGCAA